TCTTTTGTACATAATTTACAACATCTATGTAACCTATATACATTGATACATATCTATGTATCATATAAGAATTCCAATTATCCCACGACTTTTCCGAGAAAGAATCGGGATGAGATTTCTTTACAGTTATCTCATCCAACCATCCAAAAATATTTTTTACCTCAATTTGAGACATTAAATAGTATCATTTTTATACTCTTCTCTCAATTCCAAAGGAATAGTACTTTCTAAGATTTTACCAGTTTGAGGGTCGTAAAATACAGGAATAGGCATAACAGCATCTTCTTCAGCACCTACTACAAATTTAGATACTTTACGAAGCAATACGCCTTGTTGAAATACTTTGTTGCCCTCTGGGGTTTCGATTCCTTGTGTACTTTTCAAATCAATGTTGAGATTCATTTGTTGTTGTTGATCCATAATTGTTTATTTATTTGTTTTTGTTTGTTTATAATCTAAAATAAAGCCAATTAATACTAAAATATTCATACTTAAGCTGGCTAAAATCTCATGTATGTCTTGATAAATTGTTGTCATTAAATGAACGTGGCCTATCATCCAGAACGGTATGGCCAAATTCTGGCTTATCCAAATTAAAAGAAATTTTAAGAAATGTTTCATTTTAAAGTACAAATAGGATTGTAATAAGTTGTATTTGAGGGATCCCAATATTCTCTACCTTGTTCTTCTTTTGAAGGAATATTTGGAATGGGAAATGATGAAAATTCAATATTCATAAAATCTTTAAGGATATTATAATTTGAAGAATTCATTTTATATCCTTTTTTAATATCTTGTTTACTAGGATTATTAAAAAATGTAAATACTCCTTCTTTTCTTAAAATTTTAGGTAAAGCTCTAAAAAAATCTCCAGGTGGTTCTTCCCAAGTATCCCAATAAATACCATCAAATTTAGGTAAATAATTAATTACATCTTGCCATTTAGCAAAAATACATCTAATATGAGGTACTTTTAACCAACCATCTCTAATCATTTTCTTTTGAACATCTGGGTGGCATTCTATAATCCAATGAGTTCTAGGGAATCGCTTTTGAATATAGAAATCTATAATACCCATCCCAAATCCTACATTTAAAATATCTCCTTTAGAAAATGTAATAGTTTTAGCTTGTTCTTTCATAATAGGTTCTTCCCAACCCATCATTACAGCTTGACCTTTTTCATCTAAAAGACGACCATCGTTAGTATAAGTAAGTTTCTGGTCCAGATAAGATTTATGAGCAACCATAGATTCTAATGTACTAGAGTCTAAAAAAGTTACTTTAATAGGACCATCTTTACCAACTAAATTCATTTTAGCTCAATTAATTTTGCAATGAGCGCCATTGCATTAATTTCTTTATCAATACGGAAATTAGACTGATAGCTATACTCGTTGATGTAAATAGCAACCATTCCCTCATTTCCATTTGCGTATACAGAAGCATTATCATAAAGATAACGATAAAGCTCCTCAAAATCTTGAACGTTAGCATTTGCAATAATTTGTCTAATTTCTCTCCAGTTTGGTTTTGCCTTAGATAATTCTTTTAGTACTTGAGTCATATAATTAGATGATACAAGTATTGATTTATCTATTACTACCTCATCACCTTGAATTGATAATTGAATAGTATTAAGCATTTTACGAATATCAGGATAATACTGATTTATAATGCTTTTTAAATCATCAGCAGTGCAATCTACTTTTTCCTCTTTTAAAACATTTATAAGATGATAAGCAATATCCTGCTTTGATGGAGGTACTATTTTAAGTGTTTGACAACGTGATTGTAAAGGATCAATAATACGCTCTACATAATTACAGGTTAAAATAAAACGTGTAGTACGTGAGAACGTTTCAATGACATTACGAAGAGATGCCTGCGCCTGGATAGTGAGGAAATCTGCTTCATCTAAGATAACTACTTTAATAGATTTAAATGAAGCTGCTGATGCAAAACCTGATACTTTATCTCTAATAGTTTCAATACCTCTTTCATCACTAGCATTGATGTAGAGATAATCACAATCTAGATTGCGTACAATAAGTTTAGCAAGAGTAGTTTTTCCAGTACCAGCTGGTCCGTAGAAAATTAGGTTTTGGATATCGTTTTGGGAGAGATATTGGGAAATGGTTTTTTTAATATTCTCATTTCCAACATACTCGTCTAATACTTTAGAACGATACTTTTCAACTAATAGAGTGTGGTCCTTCATCAAATAATATTTTTGCTATTTCGTGTAATGGGAAATTTACTTCTATCGATCCCCTTAATAATTGAATATACAATCTTCTACTGTGGAGAACACGATATATTTTACCAATTATGTATTCTTGTTCTCCAATAATAATTTTATCACCTTTTAAAGGATGCTCATCAACAAAAATATCAGTGTCTCTCATACTCCTTGTCTAAATTCTCCGTACAACGAATACATTTTAGGTTGTTCTTTTACTACTTCTTCTTCGTGAGTTTGAATAGCGTATAGCTTACTGTTCATAGGATCTAACCTATAAGCACCTTTAAAACCTGTTTGATGAAGAAATGCTTCTAAGGTATCAGTTAAAGTTTTAAATACCTCTTTTTTAGGATCACCAACGAGTGTCCACCTGTCTCCAGGTGGCACTCTAGTGGCAATCAATTCATTATGTTCTACTACTTTTGTTTCCATTAATATCCATGAATTTCATCAGGTACAGGATCTTTTTTATCAGCTACTGGAACCAAAGTACATTCTGTAAGCAATAATGTTCCTGCAACTGAAGCAGCATTTTCAAGAGCTGTACGGGTTACTTTAGTAGGATCAATAATACCAGCTTTTTTCATGTTTACAACTTCTTCTGTTTTAAGATTGTAACCAGCCCAAATATCATTTCCTGATTCTACTAATCGGTATTTACCAATCATTTGAGCATCTGTTGAAGAATAACCAGCATTAACAAGAATTTGTTCAAATGGTTTACCACAAGCTTGGTATACGATTTGTGAGCCAATACTACCTTTGTTTTCAATTGTTTCACGAGCATACAATAAGGCAGCACCACCACCAGGGACAATACCTTCTTCTAAAGCAGCTTTAGTTGCTTGAAGTGCATCATCAACACGGTCTTTCTTTTCACGCATTTCGGTTTCATTATAACCACCTACGTGGATAATAGAAACACCACCTACCATTTTAGCTAAACGGTTTTGAAGTTGTTCAACTGCATAAGGAGTATCAGCTTGGGAAATTTGAGCTTGAAGTTCTTCAACTCGAGCTTCAATAGCTTCTTCTGAACCTTTACCATCTACAATTGTAGTTTCTTCTTTAGAAACTGTTACAGCACGAGCTTGACCAAACCAGTCCCAGCTAAATTTGTCAAGTTTCATACCTTTATCCTTATCAAAAACAACACCACCAGTTACAGTAGCAATATCTTCTAAGATAAGTTTACGGCGATCACCAAAATCAGGAGCTTTAACAGCACATACTTTTAGGGTACCACGAGCTTTGTTTACAATCAAAGTTGCAAGAGCTTCATTTTCAACATCATCAGCAATAATCAATAGAGATTTGTTTGTAGCTGATACTTGTTCTAGGATTGGAAGTAATTCTTTTACTTGAGTAAATTTATGATTTGCAATCAAAATATAAGCATCTTCAAGTTTACAAGTCATTGTGTTGTTATCAGTAACAAAGAAATGTGATTTGTATCCTTTTCCAAACTGCATACCTTCTACAGTTTCAAGGTAAGTTTCACCTGATTTACTTTCTTCAATATGAACAACCCCATCGCGACCTACTTTTTCAATAGCTGTAGCTACTAATTTACCTACTTCAGAATCATTATTAGCTGAAATAGTAGCTACTTGTTGAAGTTGATCCTCAGAAGAAATATCCTCAGTATTAGAACGAAGTGTTTCAACTACTTGTTTAACCGCTTTATCAATACCACGTTTAATTTCTACAGCATTAGCCCCATTATTTAAATGTTGCAAACCTGCTTTAATCATTTCACGTGCCAATAAAGTAGAAGTAGTAGTACCATCACCAGCTTTATCAGCAGTTTTCATAGCAGCTGCTTTAACTACTTGAACACCCAACTGTTTTAGGTTACCATCAACATAAACGTTTTTAGCTACAGTAACACCATCTTTAGTTGATTGTGGGAGTGAAGGATGTTGATCAATCAATACATTTCGTCCATTAGGACCAAGTGTACTTACTACGGCATCGGCAAGAATGTCAATACCAGCCATTAGTTCTTTTCGTGCCTCAGCACCAAATTTAATTTCTTTTCTTAAGTCAATAGGCATAATTATTCGGGTTTAATTCGTGCTAAAATTTGATTTTCGGGCCCAATAAAATATTCTTCACTATCATATTCTAATTTGGTAAAACCCATTGTAGGCAATACTACAATATCTCCTACTTTTACTTCACATGGGATGAATGTACCTGTTACTGTATATTTACCAGGCCCAACAGCTACAACTTCTCCTTTTTCATTTCGGTCTTTTCCCAAATCTGGGACAACAATGTTACCATACATTGTTTCTTCTTCTTCAATCGGTTTTACAATAACCGCATCAAACAGTGCTTCTAATTTCATATTCCAATTTTATTAAACAATTTTTCCATTTCGTCTTGCAAACGTTGCCATTCATGAATATACTCCATAATTGAATTATATTCACTCTTTAAATCTAACTTAGATTTAGCGATTGCCCTAAGAGCATGGGATAACTTCCCATAATGGCCTAAGGGTTTTTCATAGGTTTTGCCCAAGCTACCTTTTTCTAAATTAGCTGGATCAGGAGTAACTGTATGAACAACAGTGTAGCAATACTGATCTTTTGAAAGATGGAATGGTTCGAGTGCAGGATCTTTAATAATAGTATAACTCATAATTTTTATTTATAACGTGAATATACGAATTCTTTATAACAAAACCAACTTTAGGGAGTGATTTATTTACTTAATTTTAATTGCTTTGGGTTTAGATTCTTCAGCAAATGGGATTCTAATTCCTAGCAATCCATTTTCCATCATTGCCTCCGTTTTAGAGAGGTCAAATTTAGAAGCAATTTTATAACCTAAATTAAATGAACGCTTAGCAATCCCTCTATGAATGTAATTACACTCATTAGTCTCACAACAAGCTTCATCTTTAGGTTTATTGTAGGAAATTCTAAGAACGTCTCCTTCGATATTAATTTCAATATCGGATTTAGAAAGACCAGTACAGGCAATATCAAAATGAAGCCCATGCTTGTTCTCAAAAATATCTACTGGGTGGGAAAATTTGGCTTCAATAGCCGGTTGGAAATCCAACTCAGACTTAAAAAAGTCTTTAAATAATAGATCAAATGGTGAGAGTTGTCTCTCGAAAAATAATGTACTCATATCATTAAAATTTGTGCTGTCCGAAGATCAGCGGGTTAAACTTAACAAAACTCAGCTCCCTAAAGTTATCGGTTTTGTCGAATATACATATATTAATTTTTAGAAACTAGTAAAAAATTATTATAAGGTCCTTTAGCTCTTATTTTATAATTAAAATTATTGATTAAATAATTAACAGTGTCATAAGAAAAATCTTCAATCCAAATAACTGGTTTTTGGGTAGTTATTGTTTCTGCGGCTCCTTCTATTACAGAATATTCATGTCCTTCTACATCTATTTTTAAAAATGAAATTGAAGAAAAATTAAGGGTATCTACTTTCATTGATGGTACTTTTTCCCCAGTACTATCTATAACAAAACTACCTTTATTAGTTATATTCTCACAATTCATACTAACTAGGCCATTATTACTACCTAAAGCTATTTTAAATATTTCAATATTAGGCAATGTTTTAGTATTAAAATCCAATAATTCAAAATTAATCATAGCAGGTTCAAAAGCATATATTTTAGAATTAGGATAATTTAAGGCAAACATTACCGAATGGTTACCTATATTAGCCCCAATATCTAAAATTACACCTTCTGTTGGTATAAAAGGTTGAAATAATTTAAAAATTTCAACTTCATAAAAATCCCTACTTTGGCTTATATCATTAGAAATAAGATCATTAGTATGTAATTTAAAAGGAATATTATGTAATAAAAAATTTTCCATATTTTTT